TTTATTCCTTGATCTGGATTTGACACTATTGCACATCCATTGCAAATCTAAATTCTATATAATTTGTTGTATTAGCAGCCTTAATTATAGTTTCTGCATTTGTATTTTTTAAAACTGTATAACCAGTTAAACCATATACTGGATTTGTTGTTGATACATTTTCGAACCTAACTGCATCTAGTCCAACATAAAAATCATCGGAAGGCAAATTGTTTTTAATAACAGTTGTGTATATTTTTACTATAGTAACATTGTTCCACGTGAAACCTGTGCTTCTATATAATTCCTGTAACTGCTTAGTAATTACATAATATCTATTGTTTGCAAATGAGTAGTCGTCTGCAGGCATAACTACCTCAAACCTGGCCCATTCTCCTACTCCTGGAGAATCGCTTTCTGCAAACTCTAAAAGAATTCTTACCTCATCTGGAATAATTGAGGGATCTGGATCTTTGCTTATAACGCTGAATGCTAACTTAATCTCATCTGTAGGAGCATTTCTATTAAAGTCAAGTGCGGTTCCAAGTAGGTGGATATGGTTTGATCCAGTTGCTGGAACTAGATGATTTGATTGTATCTGTAAATTTGCAGAGTCTCCTCGCATCATTACAATATTATTAAAAAATCTAGCACGTTCATACCTAGAAGTTCTGTCTGGATTAGTAAATAGTCTGTTATCAGAGTTCGTTTGGAATGCCTCATATGTTTGATTTATTAGCCCGTCATTAGCCTGCCCATCCAAAGGCTCATAAACTATTGGTAATTCTGTGGAAGACGTTTGGTTATGGTATTCCCAGTTTTCGTTAACAGTAAAAGCAAGCAGGGTTCTGCTGTCATACGCTCCTGCTGATGGGTTAGATCCCGCCGAAAATATACCTACTTCAGAAATCTCATATCTTTCATCTGTAGGAAGTTCTGCCGTTAATACGATCTTGTTTATTCCATCCTCATTGACATACCCTCTTGAAGTTATTGGAACTCTAAACATTTCAAAATCTAATGCTTTTTTATCTGAGTAATCACCAAAGGCTTGATTAGTTGCTAATGGCTTTGCCCCACATCCAATTGCGACATAAGAGGCGTAGGCTGGTGCCTGGCCTATTAAATACTTTGCTAAGATGCTTTTCCCTGTATTTGTTATCATGGTATCACTCCGTATATTGTATCATCTAAAACAGTCCCGTCTGAAACTATGGACACTTCAACCTGCTCGTCTCTAGCCAAGTTAATAACATTTATTACTAAATCTCCTGTTTCTGGGTCTAGATAAACAATAGAGCAATCTGGTCCTGTTCCACATTCTGGAATCTTGCTATTAAAATTAATTGGAAACTTTTTAAAATAATTAGAGTCTATGTCCTGTAATGATAAAATATTTTGAGGGTTATACTGAAAGTATACATTGCTTAGATTTTTGATAGGCTGATACAAAACATTTTGTCCATTAACTAGGTCTGATCTTACTATATTAATTAATTCCTGTCCACCAATATTTTCAAATATTAAGTCTGTCATTATCTCTATTGGAACTACATCATCATTAAATAATATAATGTCTGGCGTTGTTGGCTTTACATCTGGATTATTTTGTTGAACTAAGTTAATCGTGTCTGGATTATCTGGGGTGGCATTTAAACCAGAGATAGAATCTAAATAAGAGTTAAGGGCTTCTTCGCTTGGCACTGGCTTTCCTGGCTTCCACTTCATATTAACGTCTGGGGTAGCAGGGTAATCGTCGTAAACTATTTTTCCATTGGAGTCAAAATATACCACTTTATACCTCGCTCATATACAGGGTCATGGAAGGACCTGTAGAATCTTTTTGATAGTCTATATTATACACAACAAATCTGCTTTCGCTAGAAGCAACTGCATTTTTATTTTCTGAATCCTTGTATTGAATATTTACAATATCTCCCAACTGAATTATTGGAGTGCTAAATATTTTTACCCCTACGCTTTTCCTTGGCTTCATAATTTTATTTATAAGCCAGGACATTAGGTCTCTTGCATCGTCTTCAGACTGTACGTAAGATGGACTTAAAGAAAATTCTTTTTTGCCGTACGTAAGCCTGCTTGTTTTTATCTTATCATAATCTTGCTGCGCTCTAAATGGTGAAATAATTAAGTTATCTTTTCCTATAACTGGATCAGAAAAATTACTATTCTTAATAAAATAACTATCCACACTTAGTTCATTTTGAGATTGTTGAGTAAATGTTATTCCCTGAATTCTTAAATAATTACCGCTTGTTTCATCTAAGTTTAATGCAGTATCAGTGGAATTAAAGATTAAAAATTCTGCCCCGTAAGAGCCTGCCCTAAAACCAGAAACCGTGTAGCCTTTAATTCTGTTAAATGTTGGGGATAATTGAGCATATAGCGCTGGGTATGCTTTGTCATATTTTACCTTTAGATATGCTGCCTCTCTCATAATCGTTCCAAACTCATCAAAGTATAAATTAAACTTTGGTGGCTGACTAACACTTATTCCAGATAAATATGTAGACTGAACTATGCCAGACATTGCATACTTTCTAAATGATTCATTTGCATTAATTTCATTATCATCAAATGCTGCACTAACTGGTGTGTCTAATGCAAATACAGTATTTTGGCTATAGTTGTTGGTTAGCGCATATACGTTTTCAAACATACACTTTGAGCCACCACGTACAAAAAGAGCAATGTTGTTATATACTGGCAGAGGAGAAGAGTCATCAACTACCTTAATTAACTTGTTATTTATATACAAATAAAATCTTCTAATAGATCCTATGTCTTGATACTCAACAGCAAGATCATATACTGTTGGATTTTCCTCTCCCATAATTCTACTTTGACCCGTGAACTTACCGTCATCTACGACTATATTTCCAAATCCACCCCAAAGTTTTATTGGCACTGCCTTTGACTCTGAATCTGAGTAAACTTTATAAAACAATATATTATGAAGGCTATCTGATTCTGACGAGTACTCGCTTACATTTTTTTCTGTTAGAGAAACTATTTCAAAATAATACCCAACGTTTGTTGTTGGATTTAGCATTACTGCAAGACCGCCAGATCCTCCAGAAATGTTAAGCCTTTGGCTAGGCTGACTTCCTGGTAAAACATAATAAGGAGTAGCGTTTATTGGAGTCTGCCCTACAGTTTCGCTGGCTTCTATTTTCCCAACTATTCTCATTCTGGTTCCAAAATGCTTATATCTGTTATCAAGAGCCTTGTATTGATATGACAAGAAATTAATCGGCGTTTCTGTTGTGCTAAAGGATGGTCCATTCATAACTAAAGCAGAGGATTGAACTGAGCCTGCCTGTGTTGATTTAATCGTATTGTTTTGTGTTTCTTTAGTATAAGATGATGACATAAAGTTTTTAATAATTCCAGTTCTTACATTTTGTAATGCCCTAGAATTATCTGCTCCAGCCACTCCAGTAGTAAGTGACAACTCTGAAATTGATTCATTAGTCAATATGTCTCCATCTACCAAACCAAAAAGGTGTTTACTTTTCATATTAAATCCACGAACATATGAATTATTTGACCAATAGGAATCTAGACCTGCCTTATGATTAACTATAGGGGTTCCAAATTGTCCTCTACCGTGTCTGGATACCTCGCCATTTTTCATTCTTGTTATTCCATTTATTTCTTCATATTTTGGTTCTGCATATACCCTAACTAATCCTGTAGGGTATATTTTTCCATTAAATGTTAATTTTGACATATAGTCTTGATATTCTTGATTGCTACTAATCCATACATTTCCTATTGCGCCAACTGTTTGAGTGGTGAATGTTGGCCTTCCATTACCGCTATCTAAAACTATATTCTTTTCCGCACCTGGGATGCTATATTGAATTGCATCAAATCTAATTATCTCCCCATTTGCATAAAAATATCCATTATGTCTGCCAAGCCAGTAAACCGCTTCTCCTAAATCAATAACATTATTAACAAGAGTGTTATTTGAAACATGTGGAACGATTGATGATAAGTCAGAGTTTAACGGTATAGCAGAAAGGCTATATGATGATTGATTTGAAACTTCCCCATTAATAGATCTTAAAGTTTGATCTCCAGTAACTTCCCATAGCAAGGCTGGCTTATATATCCAATTTTTTGCAGCAACTTCATTATCAATCATGCTGGCTTGTTTGATGGTTCCGTAAGAACGTTGAATGTATCTGCTGTTATAGGTAATCTTTCCATCATTAAATACATTCTTATCGGAAGAGACTACATCGACTATGTTTGTTATCTTAGAGTTTGTATTTTTATTTTCTATTACTCCTGTATCCTCAAAGTCATTTGATCCGTATAATGTGTAATCTATTCCTCTGTCTGCTTCCTGTGGCAACATATAGTTTTTGCTCATCATAACAAAATTATTGTATTCATCAAAAAACATTGCAGTTTGTGTTGATATTGCTAAATCTGATAAAACTTCTGCTACGCTTTTGTCTGGGGCAATATAAAAGAATGGAATGACTAATTCTTTTTCTCCAGCAATCCTTTTAAATGTATAGTTAGAAAATCCAACAGAATCTAATAAAAGAGATACTGCATAACTTAATGACACATTAGTGACCAACATTTCTGGAGCAGTTATAGACTCAAAATAAAAATACAAATCTCTAAGTTCTAGATTTACCTTCCTATCGTTTGGATTATACCTTGGAAATCCGTCACAGTATAAGGTCTTTATAGGAACAAGATAATCGTATCCGTTTACGTCAATAATTATGTCATAAAATTTAATCTGAATATTATTTGAAAGATATTTATGAATAATGCTATCCGTATTGTTTTCATTAAACGCTGCATCATAATCAAAAATTGTAAGGCTGCCAACAGAGGCAAGCAATTGACCCACTGGCAAACCACTTGTTCCTAAATCAGAGGCACTCTTTTTTACTGAAAAGTTTGTAGTTTTACTTGATATATCTGCAACTAATCTTGGAGACATTTCAATTAAATCAAAAGATGAGTCTACCTTATTCATAGTGTCTACAACTATTCTAATTCCACCAACATACTCAAACTCACGATAAATATTTTTTCCATCTACCGATGAAGAAAATGATACTGGATCAGTTAAATCTGTTACAAAGTTAGTAAGCCTACTTACAGTTTCTTCTTCTAAATACCAGCCATATTCTGGCACAAAAGTTTCCCAATTATTTTCAAACCAAATATGATATGTTCCAATGTCTGAATTATTTAACTTAATTAAATAAGCATATCCATTAATAGATTTTTCTGGCAAAAATGATTCGCTATTATATTCTTCGGCACGTATAAATACGTCTTTATATCTTTGTGGTACCTTAAGTCCATAGGCTAATTCTACATATCCATCTTCTTTTATAATCCTTGTTCCGTCTGACCTTGTACTTGCAGAATCGAAACTAATTACATCCACCCAACTATTATTTTTTAAATATTGAACCTTCCATTTTACTGGAGTAGTTTGGTTTGATGAGCCATAAAGTGGATCTGGAAAGGATCCAGCAGAACTTGAAAATGGTCCCAAGTCTATGCCTCCGACGTTGGTTTGCATTTTTACCACGATCCTATTTGCAGGCACTTCATTTTGATAAACTACAAACGGGGCTGTATCTTCAATATAATGTTGTCCATTAACAAGTTTGTTTGCTATACCTCTTACTATTCCAGACTCTGTCCTGTAAGACGTCCAGTACTTAAACTTATCATTTTTGTCTGCCATATAATATCTTGGTCGATTAAACATGTTAGAGTTAGAATGATGTAGTTTTTTGCCAGGCGAGTATGATGCTTTATTGATTCCAGATCTGGGGCGGAACTTCTTAAAGCAATCTTCTAATGAGTAAATCATTGAATTCTTTTTATTTTGTGCAAGCAAAAACCATGGCTGCTCATTATCTGTTGGATCTATTCCGCCATCTATCTTAATGTCTGCATCAGTAGCACCAGTATAAAAATTACCAACGTCATTTGCATCAAAGGTATTTGGTATTAATTTATATTTATTAGAAATATCTTCTGTTGGCCTATACCTATAGTTACCTATTCTAAAAATATTATTAGCAATATTCATATTCCATTCAGCAATAACTGCAGATTGTGTTTTTACTGTACTAGATGACTCTAGATGAGCCTTTAATTCTTGATTTTGAAACATTATACCTCTTCCAGGCTAATGCTAATATTCCAGAAATCAAAATTGCTACCGCCTCTTTTTACCACAGTATAACTAAAATCTGTAAAATACATTTGTATTAGTTGGTTGTACTGTGGCAAATGTGCATATGCATCTGAGTCTTTTCCAAAATTTGAATACTTATCATATGCAAGATACACCCAAAATGGACCCTGATGAGTTTCATACCAATCTAATAACTCTACTCCTCCAGCACCACCATCAGTTGTATACTCTAAATTATTTGATCCCGTATGTGGAGATTTTCCAGTTGTTGCATTAAACTCAGGAACAGTAAAATACGATCTAGAAGGAAGCATTTGCCATGAAGTATTTATTTGAAGTTTGTCTGCTACATGATAAGAGCGCATTCTTCCATTAATCATTCTTTCTCGTTTTTCAATTCTGATAGGTTTAAAATCAATATCCTGTCTATTATCATCAGACAATATCAAGAACTGACTATAAAGTGAGGTATCTGTTTCTGATCCTGGATCTTGTCCTACCTCAAGGCCATTTGGTATGTATACACCGTCAACTAATGTGCCAGAGTTATTAGACCATAGCATGGACTGAGGGCGCTGATATTTGCGTCTTCCTGTAATATAACTAGCACTTGACATTATATTCTATTGCTCCTTATTCGTTTTGAATCTACCTGCTTTATTTGTGTCATTACAGCACGTGCAATTTCATCAGGGTTTGCATCAGACCTTACATTAACTGCAACACTATAATTATACACTGAAGCATCAGCATAACTTCCATTATTGATAGCCTTCATCTTATCAACACCATAATTTTGAACAGCATATCTACTCATTATAAATTCACCTGGGGTCAACATTGAAGGAACTACATCTGTTCCTATTACTGGACCACCGACTGCATATCTTTTTATTAATCCGCCAGATGCTTTTCCGCTAGGCCAATTAGCAAACTGGCTTGCAGCAATTGTATTTCCACCAAATCTGGCAATATCTGCTGCAGCCTTTTTCTTTGCTGCTGCATCTGCTTCTGCCTTAGCCTTTGCTGCTGCAGCCGTTGCTGCTGGTGAAGATGCCATAACCTTTTTTGCTGCATTGACAACTTTTGTGTCTTGTGCTGCTAAAGCATGTCCCCAGTCGCTTGGAGATGTTCCAGGAACTTTAGTCTTTTCTACAATTTTATTATATTTATTTTTTTCATCAACTAAATTAATAGCATTAATAACTTTTTGATCTGCTGCAGCAAGAGCATGACCCCAATCACTTGGAGACGTTCCTGGAGTTTTAGAGACGGCAACCAATTCATTATATTGTGATTTTGCTTCGTTCAGGTATGGAGTAAATCCGTTAACTGGTCTTCCAGTATAATCGGTTGTGCTTTCAGATCCTGTAGAGGTTATTACTGGATTTCCAGCATCTGGCCCTGGTCCTGGCCCTGGTCCTGGCCCTGGTCCTGGTCCTGGCCCTGGTCCTGGTCCTGGCCCTGGTCCTGGTCCTGGTCCTGGCCCTGGTCCTGGCCCTGGTCCTGGTCCTGGTCCTGGTC